GTGGGCAAGTTGCGTGGGCCGTGTCCGGTACGGTCCCGGCTAAGTTCCTGCCTCGCGCGTGAGTCGGCACTATATGCGCCCTCTCCGGGTGCATGTGGATGCAATCTCGCATCGTTCTGTTCAACCTTTGGAGAATTTCAAATGAACAAATTCGCTCGTGTTGGTTTGGTGTCTGGTGCTTCCCTGTTGGCTTCGCAAGCGTTCGCGTCGGTTCCTGCCGAAGTGACTACCGCGCTCGCGGACATGAAGGCCGACGGTATCACCGTTGCAACTGCTGTCCTCGTGGCGGTCATCGCTCTGGCTGCTATTAAGTTCATCCGTCGCGGCCTGTAAATCATGCCGTTTCAAGTCGATCAAACGTGCTATTCATCTGCGCTTGATGCTGTCAACGCGATGGCGGCTCGTGAGGTCGGCTCGGTTCGTCAGATTGGGAGTAAAACATACGTGACGGACGTCACCGCCACAACGGCAACGTCTATTACGTATGTTCTTCGTGATGTGGCTTCTACTGCTACTGTCACAAAAGTGGCAACGGTTTCGCCTCGGGCCTGCGGCCTGTTGGATACACCGGATGCGTTGATTCTTTCATGGGGCATTGTGACTGCGTGGATCATTGCGGCGGCGGTTTTGCACCTTAAACGAGGGGTTCATCTGTGACACCTTCCGCCATTTTTATATGTGTCGGCATCATGGGGCTGGGATGGATTATCGTAAGTCACTTTTCGGATTGATTGTCCTTGTTAGCGCCATTGGCTCTGCCTATGGTCAAGCTGAAGCAGTCATGACTCCGCCTCCCGGTTATTCGGGATCCGGTACAAATCGCTCTTATTCCCGTGCGGCGGCCAATGCTGCGGATTGGGTTAATAAAACGGTGCGTACTACTGCTTCCCTCAATGTCGGTGGTCGTGCGGTACAGATACCATTTAGCATGCGGCTTTCGGCCAATGCACCGCGCTTCATTGCGGCGGCGGTCATGCTTAACCCGGCTCTGCGGGTAGGTGCTGCGGTTGGTTCTTGGCTCCTCGGTGCTGGCCTTGTTTACTCGGTCGCTGATGGGCTTTGGCATCGATACACAGACTCTGAAACCTCCGTCACCGACGCCGTTTGGAATATCCATCGTGAAATGGGGTGTGCTGGTGGTTATGCGCTAGTTGACGAACAACATAAAACTTTGGAATACATTGGCGCTCGGATTGCTGCTGGTGCTAATTCGTCCTGCACGCTCAATAGCTATTCGCTTGGCACCGTTAATCCGATTACCGGTGTTATACAAATCCAATGCACTCCCGGCGCGACTGGTGGTAGTTGCGGCTTTGAAGTGTCGGCCATTAAGGATACCGGGCCTGCGCCTGACGCCTGCCCTACGGGTTGGACTGCTACAGATCAGGGATGCGTTAATAATTTGCCTGTGACTCCGACAGAGTTCGAGGAAGCTTTAATTAATAAGCCTATGCCGCTTGAGGTGCCGAACGAAATGCCGCTTGAGATGCCCTTGCCGGTTGATAAACCATTGTTTAACCCTGACCCTGCTGGGCGGCCTCAACCCTACGTTATCCCCGTCGGTGAACCTACACCTGTGCCGTTCACTGATCCGGAGTTGTGGCGTAACCCTACCGTCAAAGTAACGCCGAAACCCGGCCTTGATCCGTGGCTTGTTGACCTGACACCTGAGGACGTGCTGAAGCTTGATCCGTCTCCTGTTCCGCAATCGTCCTCTGACCCGTCCACTATGCCAGCGCCTAAGGCATCAGACATCCCTGATCTGTGCGTTGATCATCCTGAAATAATCGCCTGTCAACAATTGAATTTTGATACTCCTCCGCCTGATCAAATTCAAACCAAAGATAAGGAGATTTCAATCGCGCCCGATAGCGGCTGGGGCGGTGGTGGTGGTAGTTGCCCTGCGCCTCGTCATCTTTCCGTTGCGAATGCTGATTTCACGTTTCAGCCGTATTGCGATTTCTTCTCCGGGATCCGGCCCGTTGTGGTCGCTCTGGCATGGCTTGGCGCGGCCATGATCTTGATGGGTGCGCGTGGGGGGGCTGCTGAATGAACTTGGGGGCATGGTTCATCTCGTTAGCGGGTCCAGCTATCCGCAAAGTGCTCGCATCGCTCGGCATTGGCCTTGTCTCCTATGCGGCCCTCATCACGGCCCTGAATAGTGCGCTTGGCTCGGCCAAATCGGCCTTTGGCGGCCTTGGTGGGGAGTCCCTATCAATAATCCAGCTTGGCGGCTTCCCTGAGGCGCTGAGCGTCATTGCTGGCGCTCTGATCGCGCGGGCCTCCATGCAAGCCCTGAAGAAGTTCGAGGTCATCTAAATGATTACGCTTTTTACTGGCATGCCGGGTGCTGGTAAAACGGCGGCGCTCGTCGATCTGCTCTCCGGCCTCGTCGGTGAACGGCCTTTATTCGTGGATGGCCTCAACGGTCTAACCCTCCCGCATACCGTCATTGATGCCAACAATTGGCATACTGAACTTCCAGAGGGCGCGATTCTCGTTATTGATGAAGTGCAACGGATGTGGCGGCCTCGGGGTGCTGGCTCAAAAGTGCCTGAATCGGTTCAGGCGCTCGAAGTGCACCGGCATCGTGGCATCGATATATTCATGACCACGCAAAGCCCTAAATTGCTTGACTCCAATGTGCGCGGCCTGATCGGGCGGCATGTCCACATCAGAGACACCGGCATTACGGGTCGTTACTGGTATGAGTGGCCCGAGTGCAACGATTCGATGCAATGGAAAACCTGTGTAAATAAAAAACGTTATAAGCTCCCGAAAAAGGCATTCGAGCTATACAAATCCTCCTCGCTTCACACCACGCCGATTCGTGGCATTCCTCGGGCGCTCTATGTTGGGATCGCGTCTCTCCTGGCTCTGTTTGTCCTTGGGTTCATGGCTTACAAAGTCGTTACCAGATCAGAAACCCCAAAAGTCCCGGCCATTGAAAAGCAGGCGACAAGTATGCAAACGGCGTCGGCGTCCGGTTCATCCCTCCCGGCCTCCGTTGAGAATCGGGGTCCTATCGATGACCGTGTTGATTTCATCCCTCGGGTTTCTGGTCGTCCTGAGTCTGCTCCTGCGTATGACCATCTTCGGAAAATAAATTCAATGCCGGTAGTCACTGCGGGGTGGTGCCAGGGTGAAACCTGCCGTTGTTTCACGGATCAGGGAAGCGATGCCCTGTCCGGGTCAGACTGTCGGGAGTTCGTAGAGCGTCGGCGGTTTGACTATTACCGCCTTCCTCGTGCTATCGAACCCGCCAACGGTGCGCCCTTGGGTGGTACACCTCCACCCGGTGTGATGCCTGCTCCCGCTCCGATCGGAGTCGCAATGTCCAAGATTTAGAGCGTTTCAGCCATAACCCGGCAACGATTACCCCAAAAAACAACGAAAAGAAAATAATTAGGCTTGACATGCCTTTTACTGATAAACAGTCCCCTGTTTGGCGATAGATAACCGTTTTGATGGCGCTTGCGCCATGTGGCGAAGCCTAAACCCTGTTGGCCTTATGATGCCTTGGCCGTTGGGTTAAAACAACTTAACCTTTCTATACATCGTATTAAGTAGCTACCGGCGTTGGCCCCACTTGAAGCGATCACCGCGCCAGTCGCTAGCAGCGCTTTTCCCAATGCTGCGGCGAGTTTTTCCCCTTTCGCTGTTCCTGCGTACTGTTCAATTACCGCTCTGGCGGTCCATGCTTCCGGGTCCAATCCTGCAAGCTGCGCCATAAGCGCAACGTCTCCGGCTGGGCATGTCTTGTGTCCGTGTCTCCAATTGCTCACGGTTTGGCGGCTTGTTCCTAGCTCTGCGGCTAGTTTGTAGTCACTCCCTGCGGCCTTACTTGCTAAATCGATTAGTCGATCTAAATAGTCGGGTTTTTGTTGCATAGTGGTATTCCTTTCGGTTACTATCCGCAGAACGTAACCCATTCGGGTACGTACCCTTAACGGGTATCACATTCTGCACCGTTTATCTATGAGCCGCCACATCATCGATTTCATCCCCCGACACCTTACGGATGCTCGCCCTTCCATGGCGGCTCGGCTGCTCCGGTCGGGGGGTGAATCCCCATTGAATCACTACCTGCTGCAAGGCGGTTGGTTTCGCTTCTGCGGCCATTCCTCGGCCCGTCTCGGCGGTGCGTCCGTCGCGGTGGGGTGTCCTCGTGTTTGAGGTCGTTTCAGGCTGCGACGCGGGCGGCCGAGCTTGCGAGGACGGCGGCGGCGTGGCCGTCCAGCTTCCCCCCCTTGGTAATCACGGGGGGTACATGTCCGGGGAGCTATTCCATGGCTAAATCAAATCCGCTGGTGTTGGATGGTGGAGAGGTGAAATTGCGCCTACTGGCGGAAAGAACGGAAAGTAAATCCCCTGTCCATGTGGATTGGGTCCGGTTCACTTGCCTGCTTCGCAATGTCGTGCCCACGTTTGAGCCGTTGCCGGTCGATGTTGGTCCCAAAATCGGGACACATTGGGGCGATCGGGGCGCGGTGGATGAATTGCCCTCCGTACTGCGTGACGAGGTCGTTACTCAATGGGTGCACTCTACCTGTGAATCCTTCGCTCTGGATCATCGTGATCCGGCGTTTCTCTATCCCCTGCAACAAGCGTTAGAGCTTGCCGAAAACATCTGTAAAGCGTTGGGCAAAGACTTCACCGTATCGCGTGAAATTAAAAACGGCCAGGACTTCTATAAGTACCGCTGGTGCATCGAACGGGCGGGGCATGAATGCGCGTGGGTTGGCTTCCTCGCCTCTGGTGACAGTCCACGCCAGAGCGCACAAGCAAACACAATCCACGCGAATATTTTCGGCCATGCCTGCACCTTTGCCGATAGCGGCTGGAACCTTCGTCTAGCGGATCTCGTCGATGAATGCGGCGGCAAAGTCACTCGGGCTGATCTTGCGCTTGATCTGTTCGACGGTATTCCCGGTGGCATGGAAGCGTTACAGGACGAATATCGTGCCGGCTTGTTTGACGTTCGCGGGAAAACCCCGAAATGCTCCCTTGCGGGTGACTGGTTCAACGGTGCAGAACGGTCCCTGTACATCGGATGCAAAGCATCAGGAAAGCAAACAAATGTCTATGAAAAAGGGGATCAGCTATTCGGTCGGCAGTCTGATTCTCCTTGGGTTCGTGCTGAGTTGCGATATGGAAATAAGCTCCGCGTTTTGCCCTCCGACATTCTCCGGCGTCCCTGCGACTTTTTCGCCGGGGCTAGCGATTGGCATGCAATGCGATTGAAAGCGTTTGACGCTGCCTTTAACCCGCAAACCTGCGCACAAGAAAAAGCCCTCCCCCTCCAGACTGTTGCGGCGGAAGTCACGAGAAATATTCGCTGGGCGCTGACGTCTGCGGCTCCAACCATTGCGGCGGCGTGGGACTTTCTCGGCTCTGAGTTTCTGGAGCTGGTCACTAACAAGAAATTACCTGGTCGGCTTCGCAAATTCAACGATAACGATTTGCGCTCCGCTTTCGCGTCGGTCATGGGGAAAATTTCAACGGTTGAAAGCTGCGGCCCGGCTTTCGCATAACTGTAACTAGGGCAAAAAAGGAACTTCAAAAATGAAATTTAGCAACGTGGCCCTGTGTACGGGCATCAAAGAATCAAAAGGCGAATTCGAGGGCAAAGCCTTCAGTTCTACGACCTTTCATCTGATCGTCGATGTAGCCGAAAACGGCGCGGGTCGAAGCCTCGGAAGTGTTACGCGTCCATTCAAGCATGGCGATGCAACTGAGTTCGACAAATGGGCTCATTTGTCCAAGTCGTGGCCCATTGGCGGCGTTCCCTGCGCCTGTGAATTTGAAGTTGTCGCGGGTGCTGACAACTCCAGCAAATTGGTGCTTCTCGGGATCAAGCCGAATGCACCAGCGGCCAAATAACGGCGCGGCGGCTCCATGCGTTTACTGATCCAGTCAATGAACACCGGGCGGTTTCTCGTTCCCTCCATGGAAGGCAACGAACCCGAATGGGTCCCGAGTCTCCGCGAAGCTGGGGGCGGTGTGGTGAAGGACATGGAGCAAGCGGCCCAACTGTTTCAGGACTGCTGCGAATTTGAAGATCAAGCGATTGTTATTGATCTGGATCGGCTCGGCACTGCTAACGATTACGGGGTGAATTGATGGCCTTCAAAAGTCAAGGCATCGGCAAGTAACAACCAAAAAACGAGGTAACCATGAAAAAACAAAGCGGATTCACACTTATTGAATTAATGATTGTCGTGGCCATCATTGGCATTCTTGCTGCGGTGGCGCTCCCGGCGTATCAAGACTACACCGTAAAAGCAAAGCTGGCTGAAGCGGTCACGCTCTCTTCTTCGGCCCGTTCGGGTGTGGTGCTCGGCTGTTCTGAGGGCATGCTGAATGCTGACTCAACAAATGAATCGTTAGCGGTTGGTGCCCCTGAATCCTTCGCCTCTGGCGTTGTCTCAACGGTCACGATTACGGGGTCAGGTACTGGCGCTGACGTGACTATCAAGGTCAAGGCGGTGGGTTCTATTGATGCTGATTCCACCATTGTCTACGCTGCCACTTGCGACGGTGGGCAAGTTGCGTGGGCCGTGTCCGGTAC